GAAGAAGCCCTCAGTACCTATGGACTGCTGGGAAAGCACCCGACCACCGGCGGCGTTATTGCCTCCCCGTTTGTGCAGATGAGCCAGACATTTCAGAAACAGGCAAACTTGCTCTGGTATGAGATTTTCGATATTGTGAAACAGAACTGCACGACCAAATTTGACGGCACACCGCAGGACGATTTGATGGAACAGCTTCTGAGCAGCAGAAAGTGAGAAATACATGAAAGCAGATACCCAGTTCTGGCGAGATCTGAAAGCCAATCGCCAGAAGATGACCAAACAGCAATACAGAACCATTAAGGGACAGGCAGTCAGCGGAAAAGTGCTGGACGCCAGAAAAGGCTTACAGAAAGTTTTGAAGCGGAGGAATGGAGCATGACTACAACTACAGAATTTCAGCTTGTTGACATCAACAAGTTAGTCCCCTATGCGAATAATGCCAGAACGCACAACAAGGAACAGATCCTGAAACTTCGCTCTTCCCTTCGTGAGTTTGGATTTGTCAATCCGGTCATTATCGACCGGGAATACAATGTGCTGGCTGGACATGGACGCATTATGGCGGCAAAAGAAGAAGGCATTGCAGAAGTCCCCTGTGTGTATGCCGACCATCTGACAGAAGCACAGAAGAAAGCGTACATTCTTGCTGACAACCGGATGGCGTTAGATGCTGGCTGGGATGAGGAATTGCTCGCCGTAGAAATGGAAGAATTGCAGAATCTTGGCTTTGATCTTGGTCTGACCGGATTTGATGAAAAAGAAATCGCTGACCTCTTTGCAATTGACAGCGATGAGGCAAAAGAAGATAATTTCGATGTAGACGCAGAACTGGAAAAGCCCTGCAAATCGAAACTCGGCGACATCTGGCATCTTGGAAAACATACTGTCATCTGCGGAGATTCCACTTTGCCTGAAACATTCAATGCGTTGCTTGGTGATACAAGAGTAAACCTTGTCTGTACAGATGCACCATATTTTGTGGACTTGAATAGCTCATCAGGAAAAATTAAAAACGACAACCTGAATGATAAGGAAGCCTACGAATTCCTTATGAAAGTGTTCAAAAATCTACATGAGTATATGCAGAGAGATGCGAGTTTCTATGAATTCTATGCCACTTCAAAGGCGAGAATTTTTCATGATGCTTTTGAAGATGCAGGCTTTAAAGTTGGTGCGGGTCTTGTCTGGAAAAAGGACAGACTTGTGCTTACAAGAACTGACTGGAAATATATCCATGAGCCTATTATTTTTGGCTGGAAGAAAGATGGTAAGCACAACTGGTACGGAGATCAGAAACAGGTAACTGTATTTGAATTTGACCGTATTAAAAACAGCAAAGAGGACGGCTGCGGACATCCATCCAGTAAACCGGTGCCGCTGATCGCCTATCTGATTTCCCAGTGTACACAGACAAACGGAATGGTGCTGGATGGATTTCTGGGAAGTGCATCTACGCTTGTTGCTTGTGAGCAGCTAAATCGTGTGTGCTTCGGTGTGGAACTGGAACCGAAATTTGTGGATGTGGCAGTAGAACGGTACATCAAGCTGCATGACGGAAATTCCGATGATGTGTATTTGATTCGGGATGGGAAGCGAATGGAATATTCGGAAGTAGAGGTGTCAGATGCGTAACCTCACCCTTGGCAGCCTCTTTGACGGCAGTGGCGGTTTTCCGCTTGCCGGACTGCTGGCAGGCATTGTGCCTGTCTGGTCTTCTGAAATCGAACCGTTTGCCATTCGTGTGACAGAAAAACGACTGCCGCAGGTGCAACACTTCGGCAATATCAGCGGACTGCATGGTGCAAAGCTGCCGCCTGTGGACATCATCACCTTTGGCAGTCCATGCCAGGATATGAGCATCGCCGGAAAAAGAACCGGTCTGAACGGCAGCCGTTCTTCTCTGTTTCACGAAGCAATCCGTATCATCCGAGAAATGAGGTGTGCAAGCAATGGCAAATATCCAAGATACATCGTATGGGAAAACGTCCCCGGAGCATTTTCCTCCAACTGCGGAGAAGATTTCCGCTGTGTCCTCGAAGCCATCTGTTCGGTCAAAGACAGCAGCATTTCAATTCCTCGACCTGCGGGAAAATGGACAAAAGCCGGAGAGATTCTGGCAGAATCCTATTCCCTTGCATGGCGAGTTCTTGATGCACAATACTGGGGAGTGCCCCAGCGAAGAAAACGGATCTTTCTTGTCGCAGATTTTGACGGAACAAGTGCCGGAAAAATACTATTTGAGTCCGAAGGCTTGTCAGGGTATTCTGCGGAGAGCCTCCGTGCGTGGCAAAGAACTGCCGGAAGTGCTGCGGACAGCTCTGAAACGGCAGGCTTGTGCTTGTGTGACCAGGGCGGAGAACGCATAGACATTCTGAAAGAACGCACTGCCACCCTTCGGGCAGAAGCCCATCATCCGCCTTGTGTACTGGAAAATCATCCTTCTGACAGCCGTCTTCAGATCTCTGAGAGCGGAAAAGTACAGACACTGACTTCCAGATGCGGAACCGGTGGCGGAAATGTTCCGTTGTTGATGGATACGCCGAAAACGCTGAAGATTCGCTGTGGAAAAGCCGGCGGTGGAAAAGGCAGTCTGATACAGGAAAACAAATCTGCTACGCTGTCCTGCAACAATGACCAGACTGTGTTTCAGCCGAAAGCATACGGCATCAGTTCCTTTTCCAGCAATGCCATGCTTTCCGGTAATCCGCACAGTGGCATTTATGAGGCAGACACTGCCCGTACTTTGGACACCAGCAACCAGTCACCAGCCAAAAATCAAGGCGGTATTGCTGTGCTGGAAAGTTATGCTTTGCAGGGTTCAATGGTCGGTCGGTCTGACCAAAACGGACCGCAGGGCGGCGGTGTCAACAAAGAGGTCGCTTTCACTTTGAATGCTACCGACCATCATGCAGTGTATGCTGCTTCTACGGGAAATTTCAGCAGTGCATTTCGGGAAACGACCCCTACACTGCTGGCACGGGACCACAAAGACCCCAGTATCGTTTCCAGCGGTTATGCGGTTCGCAGACTGACACCGCAGGAATGTGCAAGACTGCAGGGATTTCCGGATCAATGGTGCAGTGACCTGGCATCGGAAAATCCCACAGAAGAAGAAATCGACCGATGGGCAGCTATTTTTGAAGAATACCGAAAAGCGGTAAAACCGGAGAGCCGTCCCAAAAGCCGAAAGATGGTACAGAAATGGCTGCAAGATCCATATCGTGATGCAGCAGAGTACCGCCTTTGGGGAAATGGCATCTGTCTGAATGTAGCTGTTTTTGTGCTTGCCGGAATCGTCTGGGCAGATTTGTGATCTGTTACAAATGACAGCCGAAACATTCTACACATCTCACAGTTGCTATTTGTGGAAAAAAGAGTTAACATATGTACTGCCGAAAGGCAAATCACCGAAAATCGGGAGGAAAACATATGATAATTGAATTTCATCTTGCAGGAGAAAATCGAAAGAAACTGGCGTGGGCGGTAGCCACGATCATTGGAACAACAGCAGAATATCAGTATATGCCCACCTGTGCCTACAAAATCGGGGAATGCTACACCGTTACCAAAGCAGGTGATCTGGAAATCAGCAACCAAGCCGACCATAAGGAAACAGAACGGCTTCTTGCCGAACTGGCAAATCGGGGCTATGTTGTTCCAGACACATCAGAACCGGAATCTAAAGGCTTGACTGTGCAGATGCCAGCTGATTTCTTCACGGAACATACACTGGGCAATCTCCGACAGATCTGCAAAAACAAGGCTTCCCTTTTTCAGGCAGCTTTTCAAACGGATTCGCTGGACATCATTCCATCGGATGAAAAAGTGGAATTCCCGTGGTTCACGGTCGAACAGGATGGTGATGCAGATGCCTACTGCACCTTCATTTCCATGCTCTGCGAATTTGCCAAGAACCAAAGCCGCATCAACCGCAAGCCGGACACCTCCGACAATCCCAAGTACACCATGCGGTGTTTCCTGATTCGTCTGGGAATGGTGGGAGCAGAATTCAAGGCGGCAAGAAAGGTCATTCTTCGGCATCTGTCCGGCAATTCCGCATTCAGAAAGGTTGGTGATACTGATGCAGTTTCCGAGTAAGTCTTAT